ACGCCTCTCCAGCAGTCATTACACAGCGCATAGAGGGCATAATGCTTTGTTTAAGGATTGCATCATATAATTCAGTATACAACTTATCCGGCATTGTATAATTACAAAAAACGGCTGAATGGTCTTTTATGCAATTCATATATCGACTAATGGTTTCATCCCATTCTTCGCGCCTATTTTCGCTATCTATCCATCGGGCATAGCGAGATTTGTGAATAAATTGTTGATAATAAGTTGGAAGTGTCGTTATGTTCATGTTACCACCTTTACTGTTATATCTTTTACTTCTACACCGGACATTTCATGGAGTACGTCTTGCAACATATCTTCTAGAATGTGAGGTAATTCTTCTTCATCAAGTACAAATTCTTCTGTTTCAACTTTTGCTATTATTTTAATAACTACTTTATTATGCTGATTTCTCATTTTGGGCTTCTTCAATTAGACGCTTCAAGTACCATTCAGCCTTTTTTAGGTCTTCAATGGGCTTGCCTTTATGACGATACCGCCATAAATACTTTAATATTACTCCTTGTAAGTAATATTGGTATCCTTCTGCCGTTACTTCTCTAATTGCTTCAATACACTCAATACCTGCTTTGGTGTAATGTGGTGGACTATTAACAGCATCTGCTTTTTCTTTTTTACCAAACATATCTAATTGCGGCATAACTAATGCACCTTTACTTCATTATCAGTATTTTCAAAACTTTTTCTACCATAGTTAAGGACGGATTCCAAATCAGAAGTTACATGATATGCCATTCCTCTTGTGAGCAGGGCATAAAATGCTATGTCATCTCTAGTTAAAATAGTCTTATCCATATGATGATATATTTCTACTAGAAATCCACCTTTTTCTTCGTGACGTACAACAACAGCAGAGTCGCCTGCATACAGTTTTATATCTTCTTCTTTTGGCATAATGTCAACTCCATAAAATATTCTGCATCTACTATGGCCAATGGCTTTTGGCGATTCATCTTTATAATAACTAAAGGTTCACCACCACTTGTATGGTCTATTGCCTGCTCATAATAATTATATATTGTTTTTGTTCTTTCCGTATTTTTACATTCAATATCAAATGGAAATAACTTTTGCGCTAAAGTTGATAACTGCACATCAACCCCATTCACCCCCATAGGTGTTGACTTAACATCTAAAGGGGAAAGAACGGGAAATAGAGATAGAATTTTTTCAACTACCCACGTCTGCAATTTTCTTCCCTTTGCTTTTGCTGACCTTGTTGACATCGGCTTTTTCTTTTTCAAGGCTGATTTCAATGATGTTTTTTGCGGGGATGACAATTTCTTGGTTTTCCGTCGTAATTGTGGGGAACGCGTAGTTGTTGTCGAGCTGGGCGTAGAACTTAGATGCTTCTTCCTCTGTAACGATACAAACTTTTGTATTGGGGTCGGCATCATTTGTTCCTTTGTACGTTATTGTTAGTTTCATTCCATTTGGGGTCGATTGAGGTGTACCAGACCCACTTTGGATTTTTTCCTTTGCTTGAGAGTTGTCTTCTGAACTCAAGATTTTCCCAACAGTCGTGTTTGAAGGAACAATAACTGCATTCAATGCCCAAGGAGCGGTTTCCTGTAGGTTTTCCATAATAAACTTCTTCATTGTCGGTGAAACACCGCTTAAAAGGTCTTTCATCAAGTAGTGCTGTGCTTGCATTGTATATTTTAGCATATATTTCTTTCCTCTCTTTATTATCAGTCACTGCATCAGTAAATGCTATTTCTCCCGTTGCTTTGTTTAGCGCAATCCAACCTTTAAAAGGTTTATTAGCCGCCATACCATATCCATGGCCTTGTGAAATGTAGCCAAATGAGTCTGACTCTTTTATTTTACTATAGCCATTATCTGCATTAAACTTATGCACAAAAGCAAAAGGAGATACAGTCTTTATATCGTATATCCCATCGTCAAGTTCAATATCATATTCACCTTCAATTACTTTATCTCCTACTCCTAATGAAACTTTTTGATGGTGGTTTTTAACTTCTATATTTGCACCCTTTAACAGAGTAATGATTAATGCTTCAAGGATATCCCCAATCATCATACGAATAGCAAAGTCATAGGATGGTTTTTCAGGTTTAGCCCCTTTAGCCTGCATCTGTAATTGGCACAAAGGTTTTCCTACATTACTCATTCGTAATGTAAAATCTCTATCTCTTTTAGTAAAGTGTTTTTCTAGTCCTTTTCTAGCTAATTCAGAAAATTCGTCAAGCAAATGAGAAGGCATTTCTGCCTTCCCATCTACCACCTTACTTAAATAAGAGACTAGTGAAGCTTCTTTTACGTTCATTTCCCGATATCATCCAAGTCATCATTGAGAGCATCATCCACATCAATAATTTCAGGTTCACCGGGGGTTGATGAATTTGCTTTCTTCATTAATGCTTTATCATATGCTTTCATAACTTGGGTATTCTCGTTATCAACGTAATCACAAAATGCTTTAAGTAAGTCATTATCGTCAGCTTCAAAAGAAAGAGGACCTTCCTGTACTTTGAAATTGCTAACATAATAAATTACGCCACCATTCTTCTTTTTTTCAAGACCACTTCTCAATGTATAAAATAGAAAAGGTTTCTTTTGAGCAGAAAGTGAGTCCATGGCATCCGAAATTGTCATGAAATTACTTCCTCTTGCTCTCCATAGACACGGAATGTTAGAAGCTTCAACCTTATTCCCGTCTACATCAACGGCATCTATAAATGTTACTTTTCCAAATAACATTCTAAAACACCGAATGCTTTTTTGTTTTAATGCCTGCTCGCCACTCAAGCCTTCTCGCTTTGCATATGGTACAGACCCACAACGCGTAGTTCCTAACATATCGGGAACTTCCGTTTGCGGAAACAAATTTTGTGCAAGGATAGACTTGTTAGCCATTTCTTCAGCTTCTTCATCCCAATGGGTATATTGATATCGCTGTAAAAATACCTGAAAATCTATTTCTTTTGCGAACACAGGACCATTTTCTGTATTAACAGTCCATGAGCCTACAGGTAAAGGTCGTTCGTTATCATCTTCAGAATTATAATTAATCCTTAAAAATGATAAGCCTGCATTTGGAGTATTTTGTACCTCATGCTGTCCTATTACTGTTGCTATTTGTTCAAAACTGATTTCTGAGTTTATTGTCGGTAGTGTTTGTGTTGTCATAATTGACCTCCTTTGTGAACACTCTTTTTACTATATCTTAGACATTATGTCAAGCTATAATTCTTCATATTTAACCAATTATTTCCTATTTCTAAATCAACTTCAAGTGGTATATCCCATTTAACATTGTATAGTTCTTCAAACTTTTGTGAAACTTTCGTCATTGATTCATACATCATGGTTGCTATCTGCTTTTCCTCTCCCGGAAATACATCAATTACAACTGAGTCATGGACCGTATTAATGATGACAGACGTGCTTTTGCTATTCGTAAGTCTTGAATGTAAATCAACCAATGCAAGTGGAACAACACAACCGCCTGCGACTCCCTGCACGGGGTAGTTCTTAATAGATGGTGCATTAGTTGCAGACCCGTTCGACATACGTTTAGTATCGGGAAAAGCAAATTGTTGACCAGTATATAGACGTACAATACCATTTGAAATAGCTTCAGTTTGTAAAGAATCGTGCCACTCTCTAAGTTTAGGATACTTATCCACAAAAGCCTTGTAATAGGCCATTTCATTTGGTGTCCCTGAAAACCCCCCGTACAACGGCTTAAAAGTATGTGCCTTTGCTGCAGTGCGTTCTTCTTTTGTAATATCCATTTCATCTTTTCCAAATATAATTGATGCGGTATATTTGTGAACATCTTGGCCCTCCAAAATATCTTTTTTCATCTTTTCGTCGCCACATAATTGGGCGGCAACTCTAAATTCCAGCTGACTGTAATCTGCCTGCATTATCCGTCCCTTTTCAAATCTAGATACAACAACTGCACGAACTGGAAAAGTAGTTCCTCTTGGCTGGTTCTGAAAGTTAGGGTCAGAGGAAGATAATCGTGTTGTTCTTGTAACACATTGATTAAATTTAGGATGTAGAACACCATTACTACGAGTATTACGGGAAATTCCCCCTACAAAACTAGATAAATACACATCAACAGCATTTAGGCGAACTGCAGATGTCAAAAATTTGACAGCATTGTGATTTCCGTTGTGTTTAGCGACCGCCAAAAGTCGTATTAATGTATGTTTATCTGTGGCAAATCCATTAGCAGATACATCTTTAATGTCTCTAGGGTTCATATGCAACCCACCAACTTTGTGAAGTGGGATTAATACATATCCTCGCCCACTGCACGGCTTACATTTAGTGGGATTCTTCCAACGTGTCCCATCTTTTTTTATCTTGTGAATACTTCCCTTTCCAAAACATTGTGTACATTGTCGCGCTTTAGTTTTAAATACACGACTTGATAGCATTCTGACAGATTTCACAAAATGTGAAGTAGACATACGGGGTCGCAATAAAGGTTTTCCTTTATCATTCAGTCCAATATTAAAATGCCTCGCCCATTCTTTCTTGTCTTTTACTTTTCTAGAATAGATTAACTGCCCAACTTGTTCCGGTGATGCAAAATTAATAGGGGTATCGCCCATAACTTCTACGGCAACATCTTGTAGAGCCAGCTCTAACTCTTCTTTTTCCTTTTCATAATCAACTTTAACTTTGTGAAGTTGCTCAAAATCTATTTTGATTCCATTACGTTCTATATTAGCAAGTACAATAAGAAATGCATTCATTAATTTTAAATGTTTTGATAAATCAAAGTATGATGGCTTTTTGTAAAGACGTTGTTGCTCTGCATATAGTTCAAAAGTGGATACAATATCTCCTAATCCATACTCTTCAACTGTTTCCATTGGAATAACATCAAAACCTTTGCCATCTTTTAAGTAATCTTCTACAAGTTGTGACTTTTTAAGGGTTATATTTCTTCTTTCACAACAATCTGCCAAACTTATGCCCCATTTCTGCCCCCTTAACAACATATATTCGCCCAACATAGTGTCATATACCTCACCACTATACTTAAATCCAGTTTCCCAGAGCCACATAAGGTCAAATTTTATATTATGCCCTATTAACAAGGTTGTTGTGTCAAGAACTTTTTGTACTTCTTGTGAAGCCGCCTGTGTTTCAAAAGTTTTATCCTTGTGATAAAACCATAAAAACTTGGGTTTTTGTGAATTTTGTGAATATTGCACAGATACTAATTTGTTATCAGGGCAAAATGGTGAAGGGTCGCTACGTTTATTTTCGCCAATCACAAAAGTTGTTTCTACATCTAATACGGTAATCATACTGTGTACCTGCTCAAATCTGTATTTAAATTACATACTATATTGCCATGAAATCCTGTCAACTTATTTTTAGATATTGTGAGATATCTGCGGCTATCTTCATTATCAGTCACATCAGATTTACCTATACCAACAATTAAATCAGCTTCAGCGGCTTTACCCGTTTTACTATTCTCCATCATAGCATAAGTAACATTGGTTCTCGCTTCAGCATCAGCACTTGCTTGACTTATTCCTATGCCAAATACATCTCTTCGTTTACAGACCTCTCTAAACTTTGTGTATATTTCCCGTAATTTTTCGTCTGTTCTTGCAAACGCGCCCATGACATTAAGTT